GACAAATTCGGGGGTTAAAATATAGGGTCCTTCTGATCCTGCAGGTTTATACCCTTCAATAATTATTAAACTAGGATCAGGAGTATATCTTCTTACAACAAACTGATCTATATTTAAGGAACTAGTATTAGGAGTTACTTCTTTATTAAGATATACCATTATTGAACCTGTTACAGGAGAGAATGGAAAAATACCTTGTTCAACTTTTTCTATCATAAACACTTTATTTTCATCTCCTTCAAATCTAACTTCATCTCCGGGTTGGAAAGATAAAGGTAATACTATAGGATTAAATCCTGAGCTTGGTATATCTTTTTGGTAAACATTTGTCCCATATACTGAGGTGAAAAATGATGAGGATATAAAAATTCCATTATATGAAGAGGTATAGGCTGAGGGGATTCTTTGGAATAATCCGTTTGTAGGGAGGGTTGAAGTTGGTGAGGGGGTTTGCTCAATTACCCATTGAGATGGGAATTGAATAAATATATAGTTAGCCTCGGTTTTCCCTTGAATTCTATAATAATCTCCAGGGGTTAATTGGTAATTTGGAACAGTAATGTTTAATGTAGCAGTTCCAGTGGATTGACCGTCTATAAATCCATCTCCATTTATGTATACTTCATCTCCTACTTGTTGGTCTGTTGTAGTATTATATAGTCTTATTACATTTCCACCACGTGGTGATGTAAAGGGATTATAAAAAGTAACAGTAGTTTTGAAAGTAATGTCTATTCCTTCATTTACTAAATCTGAATTGATTTGGTATTTGTTATCGTTATATCCTACCTCCCCTGAGGATAAGCCTGAGCCTGAAGAGAAAATATTGGGGTATGTTATGTTAGTCCAAGTCGATGGGGATGGGATAGTTTGTTGAGAACTCTTGTTTAAGGTTGCTTGATAATCTCCAATTAATCCAAAAGGGTTTCCTTTATCTGTAAATGTTATAGACCCAGTGAAATCAAGATTATTAGCTTGTGGGTGTCCTAATTGATTGTATAAGATTACATTTAAATTTGATCCTCCTCTTATGATTTTTCTTAATTCTCCATTACCAGGTAAATCCCATTTAATTCGGGTGTTTTCATTGGTGATAAAAGTACTTTGAACAGTTTCAAGAGAAAACTCTGAGGTTGAAGGAGATACAACACTTCCATCATCCTTTATTAAATATAAAACATGAGCCGCTGAGGTATTCATTTTTTCGGGTGGGGCTCCTCCTATCCAATCACAATATGCAGCATATACTTTAGTGGATTCTGCTGAGGGGAGTTTTCCGTAGGTTCCAATATCACCACTTGACCATTCATTTAGTTTTTGGGAGGTTGTTCGAGAACCTTCATATCTAGGATTAGTATGTCTTTTTAAAGTATAATTTGAATCTTGAACTGCTGCTTTAAAGGCACTTCCACTTATAAGCAAATCAAAATTTGTTGGGACCATAATTCCACTCCCATAGTCAATATCTTGATGGAGGCTACTTAAACGAGCATTTACAGCATTATTAAGTGTTGGTTGGCAATCTAAAGCTCTATTAAAATCAGATGAGAAATAGGGTTCGGGTACTGTATTGATGGATGGGCCCGAAGAAGGGAGAGAGGTTATTGAAATATAAGTATCTGGAGAGAGGGAGAATGAGGTAATATTAGAAAAAATGGTTGATGGTTTATGTCTAATGGAAATTTTCCCCCCAACCGGTAAAAGGCTTGATGTAGGATTAATTGAAGCTGAAAGGTGGAAGCTAGTAGTAGTCCCAAAAGGGAAAGAAGAGGAAACTAATAAAGTGGGGATATCAGTATTAAGGGATCCTGCTCTTAAACTAACTTCTAAATTTCCAGAGCTACCATTAGTAGTAATACTTCCTGAAAAATGGATTTCAAGGTCTTCTTGTGGGTAGGTATTTACAATATATTCTCCTGTTGAGGGGTTGAAAAATAATAGATTATCTGTAAGACTTGATGATATTGATAATTCAGTACCCTTGGGGGTGAAGCTAGTTGCAATCGAACTTGTAGTAAAAGATCCTGTAAAATTGTATTCAATGGTAGCCCTATCCGCCCATTCAATGTTAGGATTATCTACTCTATATAAAAAATAAGTTGGTTTTTCAATTATATCTAAAATATCATATCTTACATTGCCCGTACTATAAGGAATAGTTAATTCGGTTAGAGATTGTAAGACAATAGTTTTATCAACTCCGTTTTTATCTATTTTAGAGATTTTTATATATTTTACTCCGTCAGCCATATTTTATATTATACTAATAAATAGCCTTTAAATTAAGAAAATGCAGATGGGAAAGGTGGAATGGTAGGATCACTTGACTTTTGATACCACATCGAAATATACCCATCTGTTGGATCATTAGAATTATTTATAAAACTTGCAAAAGTATATTGACTTCCGCTATACATTCTTATTCCATCTACTTCAAACCCTTGTGGGTTAACTTTTTTAAAAGGATCACATCCTGGGTTAAGGTTTTGTGTGGTAACTATTAATCTAGTGCCATCAAATTCTCCATTATAAAATTCATCTTGACTATTATGAATTATGGTTAAGGATCCGGATGGTGTCGAAAATGATTCACTCCAACTTTGGGTTATACCTAAATTATTTGTTAATCCATTAAATGTATTTAGAGAACCTCCAGTTGTCCCGGAAGGATTAACAATTTTTCCTTCTTCATAACCATTCCATTGGGGTTTAACAGATCCACTATAATCATAGTTTTGATAAGAAACTAGGGGTTGTTTATAACGATTTCGTTCAAGCAGGTGTTGTTTAATTACTATACCCGTAGCTAGACTTGTTCGTGCAGGAACAAAGTCTTTTATCATCTTGAAGAGTGAATTATCAAAATATTTTATTAACCTTACAAAATCATAGACATTGTAATTTTTAATATATTTTTTAAAATATTCATCTCTTAGAACATCTAAATCTGGATATGAAGTATTGGGTGAGGTTCTAAAGCTTGGGTCTCCAATATAATCTCCAATATTAAAATATCCTATTTGGCCTATAATATCATCATTTATCTCGTTTTGTGGGGAGAAGGCTACTTCAAGTAAATTAATATTTGGAGTATAACTTGCACTAGCTTCTGTTTGTTGTGTAACTCTAATGAAAGGTGATAGGGTGTCTCCTTCAGGAACTGTATTATCTTCAATTCTAATTTTATCAGAAATTCTATTTTTAATTCCTGCTACAGGTTGATCTAGGAAGATATGTTCAATGTTAGGATCAAATCTAATAGTGAAATCTCTATTGTTATTACTAAATAAGCTATTATTAAGGAATGATTGTGTTACCGCCCAAGACCCAGTTATTTTTGGATGGATTGATTTAGTTGAAAGATTTAAATCCGCACCTAAAGATGCTCTAAATATAAGTTCATTAGGAGATGAATTTAAAGAATTTCCCTCATAAGATAGGGGGTTCATTACATAATCATCAAATACACTTTCACTTAATGGGTTTTTATAATATCTAATTTCTTGAAAAGATCCTGTAAATCCAGGAATAGATGAGAGAGGGTTTCCAAAATAAGCTCTACTAGATATACCCCACCCATCATATGTTGAGGTTATGGAGGATGAGGATTGGAATCCTATCTGTGTGCCATCGTTTCCATTATATATTTTATTTTTAGCAAAAATCTCAAACCCATTACTACTACTATTAATTAAAACAGACCACCAATCTCCGTTATAAAAAGGCAAATATATACTAGATGATATTGTGTTATCTGAAGATGAAGGATAAAATTTAAGGTATGCATATCTATTGTATGGGTCAAGAATTGATCCTGAATGGGAGCCACTTATGCTTCCAGATCCTTCGTATTCTAAGGATAGATAGGCTCGGGTTGTTGTAGTTATATCCTTTAAAGCTAGTAAAGATTGGGTTAAGGAAGTAGGAGGAAAGATTTCAGGTTTAAACCTAAATTCTATAGAGGAAGGTCTTAGGTTAGAGGCTTCCCAAAGGGGATTAACGGTAAAAGAAGTAAGAATATAATCACCTCCTTGGGTATTATATGCATAGTTAAATTTATTATAGTAATAATCCCAATCATTTAAATTTACTTTATCTTTACCCCCAAATTCACTTATTCTTAATATTGTATCAGGAATGCCGTAAGAGGTTATAAGGGCGCGCAATCCAGGTATAGTACCTTTTGCTTTAAGTAAGTATGGTAGGTTATGATATAAACGTTTATATAACGACTTATTAACATCATCTAACGGTATAATATCATTAGAGGCAGATATAAGAGTATCAATATACTCATATCCCGTAGGGGTAGGTAAAGAACCTGTTATATTAGGGAAGGGGAAGAGAGCTCCATTAGGTGTTAATCCTAGGAATGCTGAGTATAAATCTTCATTTGAAAAATTATTTTGATATAATTTAATACCAAAATCTCTAATGGCGTCCCCAACTATATCTTTAGAAATACCATAGTTTAATCTATTATCAGCATTAAATTTTTGGGTAACATCTTTATAATAAATCCAAATATTATCATAGTGCTGTGCTACCATATTTACAAAAAGCTCATAAGGCTCATTATCTGGGTCTTCTCTAAGGTATTCGGGGATGGTATATACTAGATTATCCTTATTAGAATCATCATAGTTAGATGCAGATATTATTATATTGTTATACCAGTTAATTACAGCAACACTGCCTGTAGTAGCTAGTTGGTAAGGTGGAGTGGTTGTGGTTTTTGGCCATGCCCATGAACTACTTTCATAGTATAAGTAATAGTCATATCCATCAAAGTTGGTTATAATATTAGATATTCTTGATTCTAAAGTAGTTTTACTTTCATTAACCTCTAAAGATGATGAAGTTGATCCTGTAATTTGTGACTCAATTATAGCTAATGAAGCAGAGTATTGTTCTAATAAACTAACTTTATGATAAAAATTATTTAATCTAGTTTGGGCAGAACTAAAGTGGATAAAATCAGAAAAATTAGTATAATCAATATTAATGTCTATTTCTTTTTCTTCTAAAAGACTATTAAATTGGTTTTGTGAACTAGTAAGGGTTGTAGTAATTAAATCAGTATAGGATAATTCTAAGGTAGAATTATTTATTTGATCTTTTAAATCTAAGTTAAAGTTTGGACCTTTAAGGGGAGTTGAGTCTTGAATTATAATAGGTTCTTCTTCAAAAACAACATTATAAGCTAATGGATCCTCTAAATTGGTTACAACCCATAACTCTGTTTTCAGAGAAATTTCAGTAGGGAGAGGTTCATATAATTTAACTAATACTGTGGGAAAAGATGGGTCGGAATTGTCTAATAAAATATTATTAGCTATAAAATGAATATTATCCCCTAGATTAATATAGAAATCAATAAAGTATGGACTAGCATTCCTCTCATTAATAAAAGAAGTAACACTATTAACTAACGTTGAATTGTCAATAACATTGCTACTTAATCTAATTTCAGTTCTATCACTCGAAATTTCAGTTATATAAAGTTTTTCATCGGAATTACCTACCTTATTAACTAGGAAACTATAATAAACATTATATGAACCTTGGTCAAATCCTATATTTATTAAATCTTGTTCAGGATCAATAATAATAGAGGATATATTGTTACTCTGTGCAGAAAACCCATCCCCAATAACTTTATATGAATTATAATTATAATCAATATATAGAAGATTATTGTTTAAATCATATATATTAAACTCAATATAACTTTTTTCTGTCAAAGAAGTATTTACTTCAAATGATGGAACTAAGCCTATATCTTGGATATTATAGGTTTGAGTTAAAAATTCTGATGGGGATATTTGTGTTGTTTGGGTCATTTTATAATGGGGTTCCAGTTTGTAATGAGACAATCTGTTTTTGGGCATCCAATAATTCAATCCTTAGTTGGGATATTTCTTGCTGTAATGCCTCTATTTCTTCACTATTTTGGGTAAAATTAATATAATCTGAACTTTGTTTGATTAGGTATTCGTGTGAATTTGTTTGCCCGGTTTCAGGTATAGTATAAAAAAGTTCATTGTATAAAGCAAAGAATTCTTCAACAGTTGGTTGTTGATCTATCTGTTCTTGGATAGTTTGAACTCCCAATTGGTTAAAACTAGTATTTATAGTCTTTTCATATTGGGCTTTATTATAAACTGTTTTATTTAAATTTATATTTTCGCTCATCCATTAATTACTTTAAAATAATAGTTATCATTATATATTCTAGTAGAACCGTCAATTGTAGTTTTAATTAATATTTCATAATATCTTTCGGGTTCTAACCCATCCATATAAATATCAAAATAATTACTTGTTGAATCTGCACTTATTTGTGTGTATTGAGAATCAAAATCAACAACATATTCATTTGTGTCCAAGTCTTTTATTGCATAGTATGAAGAGGTAGGTAAATAATGTTTTCCAACATAATATGAACTAGTTTGAAAAGTTCTAGGGGGATACATAGGACTTACATTTAATCTAAATCTATTTATACTTCCATTATAAAATACTCCTGGGTTTTCTGCAAGGGACATTTTAATATTAGAATCAGATATTATGGTTGATTCTGAACCTGTAAGTATGGTTGTATAGTCTCTCCATTTAAATTCTAATTGGGGAGGATATATAGTGTTAGTATCAACACTATAATATTTCATTACAGGTTGAATGGAAGAAGTATTAAAAAATTCTATACTTGAATCCCACTTAGTTATAAATCCATAATTAGGAAGAGACCCACTATACCAATTAGATACAATAGTTTTAACCCCTACATTTAAATCTTTATTACTTCTTAAATTAAAGGATTGAGTTACCCTATAACTAGATACATTAGACCCAGAGTAAAACCAATTTCCTCCTCCTTGAGAAGAATATTGGGGGTTGTAAGAACTTGTAAAAAGCTCAGTTCCAACAGAACCACTTTCAATCCAAGACGTACCCCCACTATAGTCAGAGGAGTTCCAACTTGCACCATTTGTGGTTATGGGGTTATCTAAATATTCTCCTGTCCCGTTGTTCCAATCTTGTGCTAAAGGGTAGATTTCTAAAGTAGAATCTGTTGTTATGCCATAAGCATCAGCTATAAAACTTCTAAAGGTTACATCCCATTCTTTGTTTCCTATTTTGTTGTTTATAACATCTTGAATTTCATTTAAATCAAAATGAGTTATAAACCTAGAAACATCAGGGGTGTTATCTAAACCTAAGCGATTAGTTACTTCACTGATGGCATCCAATCCAACACTCATACTTGGGTATTGGGAGTATAGGGTGGTGTCTTTATAAGGAAATATTTTATATATTGCCATTTTTTATATTTTATAAGGGTACTACTTTACCTTTTATGTCTGTTTGAGGATATTTAACTTCAAATATACTAGGGTCAAGTGATGGGTAAATTACTTGATTTTGAGTTGCTCCTTCAATATCATATGAATATTGAGAATATCCACTTGTAGTTCCTGCTTTATTTGTGATTTTAACATTTTTTACAGTCTGGACTCCTTTTATTTTGTCTAGGTTAATGTATAAGTCTCTTAGTAAAATGGGTTGATTAATTTGCCATTTATTTCTATCAAAATAAGAGGTTAATTCGCTTATACAATTTAATAACACTTCATTATTGTTATATTCGGGTAAGACTATTATTTCAAAATTAATTGCTATGTTAATAATAAATGCATTTCTAATCTCTATATTATCACCAATGATTCTGTTTTGTGAGAGGTATGTTCTTAAATTTTGTTTTAGGGTATTTGAGGGTTGGGTGAATTGACCCTGTGAATTTTGGGATAGGCAATATAGATTAAGTGTTTCTATTGTAGAAACTTGATTATCGGTTAATTTAGGTTGCTCAACATATGCCTTTGATATTGCCCCATATTCAGAAGGCATACTAAGAGCTCTAACTAAATAATCATCGGCAGTTACTGATCGTTTTTGGGATGCTATAAGTGATAAAGTATTTTGTCTAATTTCCTCTATTGTGTCACCAGCTCTTCCTCCAGAGGCTGCTTCTGAGTTGTTTGAGGAGATTGAACCAAATATGTAATTTGCAGTGGTTGAGTTTAAATTATTTATATTAAAGTTTATGGTTGAGGGATTGAGGTTTGTTAAAGTATTAGCCTCAACATTAGAACTTACTCCTCCACCTGTCAAATATCTAATGGTTAGAGTAGTGTTTGAAGGAGCTATTCCATAAGTATTTGTGTATAAAAAGTTTGTAGGAGAATAAGCAGCAGTTAATTTACTTTGTTCAAATGGAAGACCCAATCCTACATTATTAGGGTTAGGAATAATTTCTTCATCGTTATCGGTTGTAGTTCCTGATCCAAACTGGATTTGAAGTATGTTGGATGATATGAATCTAGTAGCAAATCTTCTTTGGACTTTTTCCAATCTTAATATATATGGAACTTCTCCAGAATCCAATACATTATTAGGATCATTTACATTAGTATTTTTTATCTTTTTATATACCATTTCCTGTCCCAAATGATCTACTTCATACCATGTATTACCATTTGAATCTGTTATATCTAATATTTTAATGATATTAGGAGCATTTATTTCTATTGTAGCAAACTTTTCGGGAGTGGTGAAGTTGAATGTTTGGGAGTTAATAGTGGAAGAAATTGCTTTTCTGCTCTTTTTTAATAAATAATATTGGGGGGTATTTCCAGAAATTTGATATACTGAAATTTCAGTAGGGTCCAGGGAAGAGGAAACTGAGAAGTCAATTTTATCCTGTATGGTAAAGGTTATGTTTCCATTTGTAGTAGAGGAAATAGTAGTATTCTCATTTACTGTTATTGCGTAATCATAATCAGGTACTGTAATTCCTCCTACATTTTTAGCAGGTAGTTGTTGATAAATATCAACTGTAGCTTGGGCAACACCTGTTGTCTTTGGTTTATATCCAAACATATATGCCAACTCATAAACATTATTGGTTTGTTGTGCATATTGAATAAAGTTTTCTTGAAATTGGTTGTCTAGATAGAAACTTAACACATCCCCAACATATGATGCTTGTTCCATTATCATCATTCCAGGGGATGAAGGGGAAAAATCATTATAGGTATTTGGAAAATAGGTTTTAGAAAATTCAATTAACCTATTTCTAAAGTCCGAGAAGTCTCTATTTAGATATTTTATATCACGTTTGATATTAGCCATTATGTGAAGGATATATTAATTTCGTCTTGTATATTAGTATTTATAACACTATATGTAAAATTTATAGTTATTTGATTGTTATCTTCATTTCTTAAAACATTTAGAGTCTCTATTTTTACGTTGGGAAAGTATTCACCTACTTTGTTAGAAACATCCTCTAATAGAAAGTCAATATTATCGTTAGATATTTGCTCAAAAATAAAACCCCTTAACCCTCCCCCAAAAGTAGGATTTAAAAATCTTTCCCCAGGATTAGTCAAAAAAAAGTTTATTAAATTATATTTAATAGCATCTTTAGTTTGATAATTAGACTTAAAAACTGAAGGTCCATTAAGAGGGAGGGATATCCCAACAGCAGCGCTATTATCTAAATCAATAGGAAATATTTGTTGGGGGTTAAATGCCATTATTTAGTATTTAATAAATTCATGATCTGATCCATCCCAAGTTCTCCTTCAGGTAAGCTACCATTTATGGGGTCTGACATAGGGGAAGGTGTGAATTTGGGTTTAGCATCTTGACTTGTTAGGGCCATCCCATTTAGAATATCCATGTATTTTTGTCTCATTTCTGTGGGTTTTACTGAAGGAGTGGAAGATATGTTAACTGGAGGGAGGGTGTGTTCGGTAACTATTTGTTGTTTAGGGGCACGAACGGCTTCTAAAAGGATTTCTTTTAGTTCCTCTTGAATAACTTCCCTTACAGCCTCTTTTATTAATGTTTTAAATACGTTTGTTTTCATATTGATTATAAATATTTAATTAGTTAGCTTTTAAATTATTATTTTGTATATAAAATACTAATTCATCAATTAATATTTGATTAGAAGAACTATAAGAATATTCTCCACGAAGTAAAATGACACCTTGTGAATTTTTAGCAATAGCTCTTTTTCGTTTAAGGTTATTAGTGGTATTTTCAGTTTCTACATCCAGTATAAACCCATTTATTTGTGTTATCGTTGGAGGATCAGATTGATTAGTTACTCTTAATTCTTCATTAATAGATATTAAATCTGCATCTGTTGTACAATCTTGTATAAATTGATCTAATAATTTAAGTAAATCTAAGGCTTGTTGAATAGAATCTCTTAATACTAATAATAATATTAACAATCCACTACTTATAGAGGTGAATTTTTTAATATTACTGTCTATCCCAGGTTTTAAATCTTGAATTGGGGGTACTAAAGAAGGGATAGGAGATGGGGGGGTTGGTATTGGTAAAGATTTTAAAAAGGAAAAGGTTGTGGAAAGAGTTGTTAAGGTAATATCTAATAATCCTAATGCTTTAGAAATATTATCAACAGTCTTATATAAATTGTTTAGCTGTTTAGCTAACTTATTTCTTCTATTAATTAAATCCTTTAAAACTTCAACATCTGAAGGGCATGTTGGGTTGGTATTGCTAGTTTTATTATTTATAAAATCCATGGCATTAGTTACACCAAATTGGGATATTAAACCTAATACACTAGGAATAAGGATTGATTTTAAATTATTAATGGTATTATTTAATGTTTTTTGTTGAAGAGAACTAGCATCCTTAGGAATAATATTTTGTACTAAGG